CCGTCTTAACATCAGCAGGAGCACCAGTGACAGCAATCTTGTCACCTACACCAGCGATAGTTGCATATCTTTCCTGAAGACCATTACCTGTATAATCTCCAACAGAAATTGCTACACCATTATCTACTGCGATTTCTTTATCATCTGCATCACGAACAATGGCATCGTAAATGTCGCCAACGTCTGTACTTAAAAGTTTTGAGGACTCAAAAAGTCCATGAAGCTGTCTTTCTACAGCTTTAAGATTTGTATAAACCATTATTTTTCCTCCTTAAATTTTTGTAATAAAAAAGACCATTCAGTTAAGAATGATCAAAAGCTAAATAATATTTTTTAAAATTATTTCTTTAACAATCCATCTAAAAATGAAGTTGTCTGTTCATTTCTACTAAAAGCAAAGAATGACTGAGCCTTTGGTTTTTCTGTTTTAGTATCATCAGTTTTTGCAAATGTCTTAGTTGTTCTGTTTAACTTACCAAGAGCTGCGTCAGCCTTTTCAACCAATTCATCTTTAGTAAACTGTTTTAATGTTTCTTTTGCCATAAGAGACTTAAATTCTTTTGTTTCAAGATATTCTGCATATGCATCATCAGAGAATACAGTCATCTTATCATCTAATTTCTCTGCTTCCTCATATTTTGCTAATTTCTCAGAAATAGCAGAGTAATTAGAACGCATAGAATCAAGTTCTTCTTTTTCAGAAGCATTGACAAATTCTGCAAAAACTTCTTCACGTTCTCCATCAAATGCTACGTTATCATTATCAACAGTAAATTTCTGCTTGAAATAATTTCCAAGATAAGACTGATAAATGAAATAATTATCATATGTTGATACAATCCAATAGCAGTCATTTAATGTTTCTTCTAATGGAGCAAGTAAGGTATAAAGAATACCTCTTAAATCTTCATGTGAAACAGAAAATGTTTTTGTAAAAGTAGTAGTATCATTTAATGAATGATCTTCTTTGTCTTTATCATCATTACAGCTATTATCTTCTTTTACGATAGTATCATCGTTTGTTTCGTCATCAGTTTCAGAATCATCATCTGTGTCGTTGTCTGCATCACTAGAACCTTCATCTGTTACAGTATCATCTTCCGGATCATCTTTCGCATCGTCCGTATTATCTTCGAATAACTCCGCAAATTTTACTTGAAGTTCTTCGTCAGACATACTTTCATAATCAAATGTGATATCTTCAACTGTTTTGTTATATTTTTCTAATAGAGATTTAAACATTACTTTGTCGTTTCCTCCTTTCTCTTGTTCATTATCTAGTTGACTTTGTGAATTTATATTGAAATTAGATAGAGTAGTCAAAGTTATATTTAACTTATCTAATGTTTCAATTAATTTAGATTGTTCTATTTCTGAAAAATCAGAAAATAATGAATTGTTTTCTTGAGAAAAGTCTTTAAGTGTTAGACGACTTCCAGCCATACCAGGTGCATAATTAGCTCCTAATAAAGTGCAGCCTTGCACGTAAAAGTCATCAAGATATAAGACATGCTCTGTTGCATTCCAGTGCATTTTTCTAATACACAATTCTACCGAACAGTCAACAGTCTGTCTCCTACGCAATATTTCGCAGGTATCAGTATATTCTTCATAGATTACAATATCAGAAACAACGAAATTTCTTTCATATTCTTCGTCATATTCTGTGTGTATATTTTCAGGATTTACAAAATGACCAACTGGTAATTCCTTGTAAACAAACTTATCAAGTTCTTCATTATATTCCATTGTATGACCAGAAAAATCTTTAATAGGATTTCCGTCTTCGTCAACTTGGTCTGTCTCAATAATATCAGCCATAATAGGTCTGTCTTTGAGAGACATCATTTTTTCTTCTAATATATCTGTTTCAATATGACTTTTGTTATTATTGGTTAAATCGTGGAATGCACGAATTTTTCCATATAATAAACCCTCAGATAAATCATCGGACAATTCAAATTTTGCATCAGTTTGTACGGCAATAGTGTATCCTGATTTTTCTTCACTAAATGTCAATGAATTCTTTTTAGAACTATAAAAATTATATAAGTCATTTATTGTCAATAACTTTTTTTGCTTTTGTCTCGGCATTTCTTTCCTCCTTCCTTTAGTTTTTGTATATAAATAAAACTCCTAGTGGAAGGAGTTAAATACATAATATATTGCTATATTTGATTTTTGATTGGTCTATATCATTGGAAAATTGTAATTTGTTATTATTGATAAATGTTATCCAATCATTTGAATTATCCACTTGCTGAAATCCTAATTTAGATAGGGTAGTAGCAGTAGAAGTATCTTTTGTTTTTAAAAACTTTTGTTTTTTATTATCCATTACTTATTTCCCTTATCTTCATTTTTCCCTGCATTTCTCGTAGACTGTCCTTCTTTAGACAACTCATCTTCTGAAACCTCTGGTCTACCACCTTCGCTAGACTGTGTATAAGTAGAAGCAAATGGAATGGCATAATCATTTAAATTAAGAGCAAGTGCATCGAATCTCAATTTATTATAAGCTACATATGGGGTATCACCCAATGCACACATATAATCCATTTTCCCAATACCAAACGCACAAGCATTTTTCTTTTCATCAATAAAATCCTGTCTATTGAACTGAGTTTGATCAAATATTTGTAAATATAATCCATCAGTAATATTATTCTTAATCCAATAGTTTAACCATGATTCAATTCGTCTTACATAAATTGAGATTTTGCCAAGATCGTTGGCATTAGAATATTTAATACCATTTGCGTTGCTTGAATCTCCGGAACTTACAATAAGCTTATTAATACCAGCATTAGCAAATAGATTATTCATTGCTTTATTTAATGAATCTGTATCAGCAGTTGATGTGCTACTTTCGAAATCTATTACGGTTGTGTCTTCATACGGAATCGTTCCAACTCCAACTAGGTCAGGGACAATTTCATTAAGAATTGCATCAAACTGATTTACTAATTCAAGAGATATTGCAAAGTCATCTACATTGTCACTATTCTTCAAAAGTGGAATCTTATTAAGAATCAACTTATAATTCTGCAATTCCTCTTTTGCAACCACTAAGTTCTCAGTGTCTAATAAATTCAAAAGGCTTTTAAATATTGGCAAGAAATAGGGCAGTGGCATATAAAATTCATCATCTGTACTTGCAATTAAACACAGTGTTTTTTCAGGTGGTAGTCTAAACCATTCATAATCCCTACCATTATTTTTATATGTTTCATATCCGTCTATGAATGGATCTTTTTCCCATGTTCCAACACCATCATTATTAACACCATAGATGAAATCCGTATTGTTAGATTTATCAAAATATGCAGCGTCAAAATATACAATCCATTCGCCCTCTTTAGTTTTGCCATATATACGGCAATATTGCACATCTAATGGCATTAGGAACATTCCTTCATTATCACTATACTGCATCCATCCAACATATATACCGTCTCTAATGGTGTTAGCAATTACGTTTTGTAATTCTTTTGCCATCTTGAAATTATGAAATGCTTTTAGTACCTTTTCATAATTTTTAAGCTGTTTTTGTGGATCATAATCTTTAGTATAATCTGCAAGCGGAGTGATGTTATATGTATAAAGTGGCATCGTACTGAAATAAGAAATCATCTGCTTATAAAGCATTGATACTCTTGTCAAGAAACGAGATACTTCACGAATATTATCAAGGTTGGTCAGCGGAGATTGTGCATATGTATCAAGTAAATCTCTTGTATATTGTGTAAATGTTTTAGAAACTGTTTTTGAAACATTGCGCTGTAACAATTCCTGTATTTTTTCAAAACTGATTTTCTGTGCTTTTTTTCGTTCTACAGTATAATCAGATTCATTTGATTTTGTTATAATTTTTCGTTCATTCATTACTTAGTGATGTGTACCTCCTTTCTTTTAGTATTTTGTCACTTTCTTTGGCGCACGAACTGAGAAGAGTTGGGTAGGGGAGTAGATAGGAGATTGTTTTGGTTTAAGTTTTAAAGCCAATTCTTGACACACATGATAATTCATCATTGCGGCAGAATATCTATCCTTCCTCATACCAGATTTTTCTTTGATTTTTATATTTGTTCCTTTTACTTCATGGTCTAAATTAATCAACTCATTTACAAGCAAAGAAGTTTGTATATATGGTAATTTTAACATCGCTTGTTCCCTAGAAGTAAATTTAGAATAACCTCTAACTTTTGTAATAATATCCTCTGTCTCATATTCAGAAAGTAAAAGATTTATATTTCCATTCTGAAATCCTGCTCTCAATGCAAGTGCTGCTTTAGTATTAAAATCAGCCGTAGCCTTAATAGACCAAATAACCTTATTCGCATTTTTTATACGACAACGACTAGCCATATTATCATCATTCAAACAAGTCATAGCATCGTATGTAACTGCATACTCTGCGTCATACTGTGGTTTTGTGCAAAAGTCGTACACACCTAATCCCTGACCATTCGTATCTAAAACTAAATCTGTACACTGATATTGATAAAATGTTCTCATTACAATAATTCCTAACTCATCAGTCGTGAGTCCTTCATAAGATTCTTCGTAAACAAAATTAGAAATATAATCATTGTTATCAGTTGGAATGGCTGAATTTATAATCAAAGCTGAAGAATCATTATTATGGCGTTTACTTGCCATTAAAGCAATATCCACAGATAATATTCTTTTTTCGTTGGTTTGTAATTCTGGAATTTTTATTTGATGATTTTTATAAATTTCAAGAGGATAAAAAGAATTTTTGATTTTCCTTCTTGCTGATATATCATCGTATTTGAAGAAAGCTCCATCTGTATCGCCATACCATTCTGCACCCATTTCCATTTTAAAAGAAAGTGGATCAAAATCAGCCTCGCTCATCTCATCCTCAACCTGTTCACGAGATAAAAGACCTTCTTTAATCGCTAAATTGTAAGGAAGCCCACAACAAAAATAGCGTTTTGCATCATCCAACATATTTGCGTAATATGCTTGTAATTTTGAATAGCTCCAATGACTTTTAAACCACGCTGAACTCATATACATCTCGATGTTACGCTCTGTAAGATGAGCATATTCTGGATTATTTAAATATCCAGGAGAGCGAGGAGCTGTTAAGAATTTTCTTAATACAGTATTTATTGTGTTTAAATCAACCATCCGAAATTCATCTACGACTATGAGCGTGGCTCGGTTGTGCCTTGCCGAATCATTAGAACTAACTATTTTAATCCAACTACCATTTCTAAAATCCACATGAGCATTATTGATTGAAGTTGAAATATCACTTATTTCAGCTCTAAGATTAGCCGACCCCCAACTATAATTTTTCATAAAGTCATCATTTATCTTTTGAATTATTTCTAGCGATTGTGCTTTAAAACCTGATGCCACACAGATCTTGGTTCCAGGGTAAAGTATACATCTTACAACGCAGTACAAAGAGGTCAACCATGTCTTGCCAGAGCCACGACTTGCAATATACATGAAATTTGTACTAACCATCATCATATATATTAAAATTTTTTGGAATAGTTTAAGCCGAACGTTCAGGTAGTTACACACAAATCTTTGCGGGTTTTTTCTAAAATAAGAAGCCCAATATGCTACACCTTCAAGAACTCTTTCAGATTTTTCTTGGTAAACCTCTTGTAATGTTTTTTTGTTTTGTTTATTTTTAGAAGCCATTATTCTTCGCTACTTCCAAAAATTTTATCGAATAGAACTTCGCTATCAGTTTCCTCATCGTACTCAGGAGGTTTGACTGCGTACTTTGACATGAATTTTTCGTATAAGTTTGAAAATCTATTCTTTAAACCGAGCATTTTACAAGCATGCCCCCTATAAAAAACATCAATATAGGTTCCAATTTTATCAACATCCTCTAACTCCGGATCTATATCTGGAAGTGGTCTAGTTTCTTCATATTTTTGAATAAGAGTGCCTAGTGTCTGTGCGTCAGAAAATGTATCCAGCATATTTTGCTTTGGTTTTAAATTTCCAGTATCAAGCCAATCTTGATATGCTTTATCAATATCTTTTGTTGATTGACCTTTTTTCAAAGCAACTCTTTTCATAAGTTTTAAAATTGATAAGTTCTCAAAAGTTTCTTCTTGAGCCTTTTGAGAACATTCATATCTGGAAACCCAATCTTGATATTCGTTTTCAAGAAACATAAGCTCTTCATTCGTATAATCTGAACCGAACCTTTTCTTTGCAGATTTAATAGTTTTTTGAATAATTTTAGTATTTTCCTCAGTATTATTATCTATATCTTCAATATCAAACTCCGAATCAGAAAACTTTTTTAAACGATATTGAGGCAATGATTTGATCATTACCGTAAATTGTTGAACTGCTGTAGAACGTATCTTTTCACCTGTTCCTTCAGACAAAATATCTAATTGTGCTTTATAATCTTTATCACTGAAATACCAATTTAAACGCCTAAAAGTTTCAATCGTTTTTTCTCTATTATCAATTCTAACTCCATTTTTATCTATGTCTGTACACATATCAAGTAAACATTCTTTACAAGCATAATGCTCGATTCCACTTTTGGTTTCAGTAGAAGAGTAAAACGCTTTTGAAGTCTTCCATTTTCCACAATGCGGACAATACACATAATCCAAATCTAAAAGCCGGTTGTAATCAGCGGCTAATTCGTTATATGCTTTTTTGACATTATTTACAGTTAATTTCTTAATCTCATCCTCGGTCTTAGCTTGTCGTAAATTAGCCATCAATTCACCTTCTTTCCTCTTAATCTATATAAAAAGAGAAGTAGTTAAGCTGTTTTAACCACTTCTCCAAATTCAGGTATATATTCTTTCCATAAATAATTTTTGTGATATGCACGATTGCCATCACAGACTTTATTTATACTATAAATATCATAATAATCATGATTAGCCAAATCTTCCGATTTCCATGTTCGTATATAATTCATATTCATATCGTATTGATTTATATAATATTTTCCGCAACTTCTCCTACTATGTAAAAGATATTCTTGTGAAAAATCATTCTCTTTTTCAAATTTATATCTCCAAATAAATCCATCATATGAATTTCGTTCATGCCTACAACATCTTGTAATTGAAGAAAATTTTTTGTAACTATTTTTTAAATCTAAATAATCCCATTCTTTTATTAATCTGCCATATAAGTCATATTGTAGGATTGGAATATTAAAAAATCTACTATACTTTAACATATATTGTTCAACATCAAAATTTTCTATTTTATCAAATTCGTCTTTATAAAACCAAATATATCCATTTGCTTGATGCGTAATATGTCTACAACATTGTAATATGGATCTTGCTCTTATATTATTATATGTTCTTTGAACATGAGTTGCACTTCTCCATATACGAACTACATTTCCATTAAAATCAATTTGAACAACCTTTTCAGGATTTTTAACTTTTGACATATATTCTTTTTGTTCTTCAGTTAAAATAGTTCCTCTTGATCCACCTCCACCATCAGATAAATTATATCCAAATTCAGGATTTTTTGAATCATACTTTGAAATCCAATATATTTCTCTGTCATCCAAATCCTTTTCTTCACATAATTCTAATATTGAAAATTCAAAATTTTCTTTACCATACTGATTCCAAGCACCTTGTAGATGTCTATTTGAATGAATTTGCTTGTTTAATTCATACTTATGATGCCACCAACGTTGTCTTATATCTGTGCTTTGACCTACATATACTTTGCCATTAATAACATTTGTTATGATATAAATGCCACATACATTTTCATCCAATTTAGTCCATAATTTTGCACCCATATTTCATCATTTCTCCAATCTCCCCATATCAAAATATTTACATCAAAAGAGAAGAGAAGGGCGACTGGATATGGAGTACAGTCATTTATAGAGTTTGCAAATCTCTATTATCCTTCTCTTGATCGCCAACCATCAGACTCGAACTGACAAAAGCCCATCTACCACAACCGACAAGCCGTTTTCCCATTTAAACTACATTGGTACACTATATATTTCTCTATTTCAATTTCATTCCAAACAAAAAAGAGCCGTATAAACGACTCTTTACCGATTGATCGCAAAATCAACCACAACTGTATTTAATATTTTATTGCGGACTTACCTGAACCATCAATTCCTTAGAATCCCTATCAATAGAAACAGAAAAGTCATGCGAATCCATGAACTCTACAATTTTTCTGTTTTCTTCTGTAACAGGAGTCCTTTTTAATTCTTTTCTTGCAACAAACGGTAATCTAGGCTTTAAAACATATCCATTCATACAATTCCTCCAAAAATGATTATTAAAACATACCGCCAAATATAGAATTAAAAGCATCCGTAAAATCAGATTTCCCCTCTTCTAAAACATCAATTAATTTATGCTCACCATATAAATTTCTCAATACTTTGAAACTATCAGCTTTTGCTTGCCATAAAGTTTTTTCGTATTCATCGTCTCCATATATACCAACTGGATTTCTACGTTTCCATGAAGAATCTAAAGCAGCTTTGTATTGTATAAGTTTAGAATATTTACGTTGATTCATATTGTTTATCCTTTCAATCTTTATATATATTAAATTTTCTAAATAGAACTACACATTTATTTATTCTTATCTTTTCTACGTTTAATATCATCAATAATACAAGAGACAATACCGCCAACCACAATAAACGGCATTATCAAAGATTTATATATTATTTGATACCACTTGTCATCATTGTCTAAAACAATTAATGCCCAAGGGAAACAGAATATACCATCTATACATAGATATATAACTAAAAATTTAAGAATGTAATACCAAATACTAAACACCTCTTTTGTTTATTAATTAGTGGAAGCGTTGGGACTTGAACCCAATACGATAGCCATACATTGATACTTGACTTCGTTACCTAATTCACTCCCATGATAGAAGAGGATGACATCAAATTTCTTCTAAACAACACATTACAGCATCCCAATCAGTGTCATAATATTTACCACATTCACTGCAAATATAATGAATTCCATCATCATCACAAATATATTCAGATGCTACATATAATTCTTCTTCATTTTCAATCATATTTTTTATTCTTTCTGAAACAAAATTTTTATCCAATTTGTGCGTTGCGCAAGCCATATCAGGATTCGAACCTGTATTTCCGATTATGTCGGCGTTCTTTCCGTTGACACTAATGACACGTACAAATTGGATAACAGCACAAAGTACTAACTAACTACATCTAGGATTTCCGGTTAATCCACTTCGAGTTAGTTATTATGCTGTGTTCATACTTTAAAAATCAGTAACAGAGATAATTAATCGCTATTACTTCCAAAACTTATATGATGAGTTTTCAATCGTTATCTTAAAAAACAGCTATAATTATAGTTATCTGTTTATTGCCGACTCTGACGGTTACTTTATTACAAATAATAATTGTAGTGTGAATTTCACTATGGCTATGCCGCCACAAATCAAGTTTGTCATAATGTGGATTATGCCATCCAATATATTTTAGTTACCCATGTGAACTGCTCACGAGACTAAAGCCTCGGAGCTTCTTGTTTCTGCCTCAACGGTTATTGTCACACCTTATAGGTAGTTTTCCCATCAAGTCCACAAGCGTATAAGTTCGGCTAGTTCCTAACCTACTATTTATGTGCCTTAGACTATACTTATAAGCCTAAACCCTTCATTTTTTATATTTATTGCTGAATTGTAATCTCTATCTATTGTAAGACCACAACACTCACAATGATATATTTTGTCTGATAACTCCATAGGGTGTCTGTTACCACAACTTGAGCATAACTGAGTAGATGGAAACCACTTATCTACTTTTACAAGCTGTTTACCTCTGCCTGCAAGTTTATAATCTAACATTGTTAGAAACATACCATTTCCGTTATCCATTGTGGCTTTACCGTTGCCAAAACCTTTATTAGACATAGCTTTCATATCAAGAGTTTCTACGCATACAATATCGTACTGATTGGCTATCTCAGTAGACTTTTTGTGCAAAAAATCTTTTCTCTGGTTTGATATATGAGTATGTATCTTAGATATATTTTTCTGTTGTTTATAATAATTATTGCTGCCTATCTTTTTATGTCTTAATTTTCTTTGTGCTTTAGCAAGTCCGTCCTGAGACGTCCTGTAATATTTAGGGTTTCCACATACATTACCCTCGCTGTCAGCATACAGTCCGTCTGACTTATAATCTAAGCCGATACACTGAGTTCCTGTTGATTTTACAATCACGGTATCGTATTCAAAAAGAACCGATACATAATATTTACCGTCACTGCTTTGTGATATGGTTGCAGATTTAAGTACCCAGTCTGTATCTGGTTTTCTGTGTATCTTAGCTTTTACAACACCAAGTTTAGGTAGTTTTATGCCTTTGTCATAAATGGTAACTGAACCCTTCTGGTTATTGGTAGTATAGGCTTTCTTACTGTGTTTAGCCGACTTATACTTTGGGAAACCTGTCTTTGGGTTAGTGAAGAAGTTTTTGTATGCTGTCTGTAAGTATATCTGAACATTTGCAAGAGCCAAAGAGTCTACTTCCTTTAAGTATGTATATTCTTTCTTATACTGAGCAGGTGTAGTCTGTAACATCTGTTTGTTTATCTGATAGTAAGCTATTTTATCAGCAAGCATTAAGTTCCATATCTTACGGCAACAGCCAAATGTCTTAGCAAATAAGATTTTCTGTTCTTCTGTCGGATATAATCTGTATTTGATTGCTTTATTCATAACTACACCTCCTTGATTTTCTATATACTCTTTGAGAGTCTTTTCACTAACATTACCTACTGAACAAATAAAATAACCGTCTGTCCAGAAGGTATGCTCTTTCCAAAAATAATTACTAAGATATGCTGAATATTTTTGCCATATATGATAAGTTGTATAGCTTTTCATAGTCCTAACAAAATCTGATAAGTTTATGTTTAGTCTGGTTTCTATCATATAATGAATATGGTCTTTGTCTATTTCCATATACTTTATAGAAACATTATGTTTAGAACATATCTCTCTTGATAATCTTTTTATATCATTAGCAATATACTGATTTATCAATAGCTTTTTCTGTATTTACATACAAATATAAGATGATACTGTAACAAATATTTATTATGACTTGCAGATTTCCAATTACCCATAAGCATTACCTCCTATGAATAATAGAAATGTCTGAGTTTATTACAACACAATCTGAGTTTTTATGTGCCGATTCATTCCACGAACCTAAAGGTTCGGGGAGTTCTTGGCACTATGCTTAAATAATCTTCCAGTCTTCTTACAAGAATCAAGAAATTCATCAGAAACCAAATGACTATTGTATTCTCTAGGATTGATTGGGGATGATAGAATATTTTTGTTGTGTTTTCTATATCTATCCATAGTTTTTTTAAAATTTTCATTGTTCTGGTTTAGAAATTTATCTGCTTCTTGTGAGCTGAGAATGAAAGTATGATTTATTTCTATAGTTTGTTTCATAATATCAACTTCTTTTTTATTCTTTTCTTTGATTGATAAAATTTGGGATTAAGATTGTTTTAATTAGACATATATGGCGTGATAAGTGGGAGATAGAAGAGTAAGTGGACAGATGTGGCGAGTTAGATAATTATTGAATCTTTGATTTTTCTAACCTTAGTCGTGTCTGTTTTAAGATAGAACTTTTTCGTGACATCAGTACCGGAATGATTCAACATAGTTGAAATATCCTCAAGACTGACTCCCTCAGATTTCATGAGGTTACTATAAGTGTGGCGAAAATCATGACAGTGAAGTGTAGGCTCACCAATCATCTTACCAATCTTTTTACACCAATCATTCAATGTACCATTAGCAATAGGTTTCTCTGGAGTAACATATGGACTTAAAAATACCCAACCATAATCATCTATATTGTTTTCTTTTCTATATTCAACAAGTCTCTCTAAATATCCTTTTGCTTCTTGTGAAAAACTTAATTCTACAATTTTCCCTTCTTTTTCTAATACACCAGAAAATATACGTTCTTCCCAGTCAATTTGTTCCCATCTTAAATGTGCAATTGCATTTACTCTTCCCATAGTAGTAAGAGATACAAATGCATATGCTTGAAATTGAATATCTCCATATTCTTCCAACTTTTCACGCATAAGTTGTACTTCTTCTTTTGTAAGATATGTTTGAACAACAATAGCTTGTCCCTGTTTCGGACGCTCAATAAATTCAACCGGAGATTCTTTTATTAATTTCTTTTTCCGTAAAAATTTATAAAAAGCAGAAATAGAAGACATTACACGCTTTTGTCTATTTACATTATTTCCTTGCTGCTTTCTCCAGTAGTAATATTCGATTATGTCATCGTCTGTCGCTTCTAATACACTTAAATTAAATTGATTATCATGCATAAAGATAAACCACTGCATTAAATCTGTATTATATCCATAGACTGTGTTATGTGATAAATCACGAATTGACATATCTATTTGATATTTCTGAAACAGTTTTAATGTCTCAGGATTTATCTGTTTTGCCTTTTCTTCGTCATATAAACAAATTCTTTTACTTCGTTCAGCCATCTATTTCCTCCTTTCACTCAAATAAAAAAGAAACAGTAATAGTAATTCTAAAATGCTTCTTGTTTTCTCATTTCTATATATTCATAAATTTGTTCTGGTGTATTATTTCTTTCTCCATAAATTGAATGAAAACTGTTTGGATAATTTATAAGATGACATGGTTCACATAGAGTAGTCCCATTTGTCACTTCGTATCTTAAATTCTCATACTCTGCAAAATTATATAAATGATGAGCATTTAAATTACCACCACGTTTACCACAACATTGGCAAGTATAATTATCTCTTTTAAAGACTTTCCGTTGCCATTCTTT